AGGATCTTTGTTGTCACCCCTAACGGTTCTATAGTAGTACGAACTATGCCTGGCATGGATGCCACTCGCACTGTCTACCAGTTGGGATACAGTCCCGGATGGTTTAACACAAGTAATAGCAGTAGACCTCTGTACACCTAATCTCTCTGCCCACTCTTTGTTAGTATTAATAGCAACATGACGCAGATGATCTAGCGTTTGTGCTAGTCCTTTGTTCTTAGCTGTAAGTAATGGATTGTCCATTATGCCTGTCAGGGATACGCCCAGCAGTCTTTCTTCCTCAGTATTGTTTTGCCAAACCTTACGTAGATATGGGAACTTAGTTAGAGTAGATTGTAATGTACCAATTATGGTAGCTAGTCTAACTTTATTAGATAGGCTTTTTAAATCATCTGTAGCTCTTACTACTACCTCACTTAAATTACAAAACTGTCCTCCTGTTCCTGTAATTGGCTGCCCTGTTTTTAAATCTATTTTAGGACCACGTAAAATTATCTCACTACAAGGATTTGTCCCAAACTCCCAATTAGGATCACGCCTATTATTCTTAGCTGCTTGTTTTTGTGCAGCTTGTCTGTTGAAGATACCTCGTTCACCTGACTTAGACTCCACTAACGCAGTCCATTCACGCAAGAAGGTTTCCATATCAGGCTTCTCTGTGTAACTAACTGAGTTGTTAGCTAAAGCTCGATGTCCTGCGGTCTCCCACCAATTACCTGACTTGGCGTGGCGCATACGGTCATCGCTTAGATTAGACAAACTAATCATAGCACTACGTCTAACACCACCGCTGACTACAATTTCTCCAACCTTACACATAATATCGTGGCACTCAATGCTCGACAGTCTGCGGTTTTGTGCGCCCTTAAATGTGGCTACACAAAAGTTAAACAAGTCTACCAATGGTGCAGGGCCAGATGCTCTACCACCAAATGTTTTTAACTTAGCCCCTGCAGGACGAACTAAAGATACATCCCACCTAGGGATCTCTCCTGCCCATAGGAGTGCTAGTACTTGTCTAAATGCCTTAGCCCAACCTTCTTTGCTATCTTTAACTATAATAGTTGTATCACTATCAAACATTGTTGGTACTTCAGGTAGCTTAGATATGTATTGCCGTTCAACAGAAAACCCTACACCTGTACCGCACATCAAAATAAACATAGCTTCATCAAAACTCTTTGGATCATCTATAGGCAGATAACTACAATTATATCCTGCTGTATTATCTCTTGTTAAACTTGGACCAGCACACATCATTGCTCTCATAGATGGCATAACTTCAAGAGAGATTATTGCATCGTACAATTCTTTTTGTGTGGAAGTGTCCATACCATTAATATCGCATACTTGATCTACATATCTAGATACTGTTTCGTTCCAGCTCTCTCTACGGCCCTCCGTGTCTAGCCACCTGGCGTATCTAGATTTGTGAATGAATGATTGGTAGTCAGTTGGTAGATAGTTACCTTCCATAGTCGTTTCCCTTTACTTTGATTTTTTCTATTTTTGCATCGTCAATGTCGTGTAATGCATTGGCAACTGTTTCTCTGATATTTTCTTCGTGGATGTCTTCTACTAGAGACAATATGTTTCCTGTCTCGTCTACCTTCATAGTAAACGATACGTGGAAAGATTTATAACTCATGACTTTTCCTCTAGCTTCTTTTCTAGATTAGCCATAGCTCTCCAAGCTACTTGAGCCCAGTCCTCTTCCAATACGTGCCGCATCATAGCATCTAACTCATCTTTAGACTTATCTCTGTCCCAGAATAAAGTCTCTGCTGTCTGCCCATGTTGCAGCCCGCCTTCTAAAGATACCTTTGCTATAGCAGCAATAGCGTTAGGAAAGTATTTAATAAACCCTGTGTAGACAGGTATAGACTTTCTTTCTTTAGCATCTGTAGGTAGTATTTTCTTAGTCTTTTTTAGATTTGAATTCAAAAACTTGTCCCCCCGAAGTCTGTATTTCTACCTTTGGTAGGCCATGTTTCTCTTCTTCAAGGTCTTGTATAAAACAGTTTAACAACGTGGCACTCTGTTTCTCACAAAGTTCTACCATCCAAGGATGTTCGTGGGCTATGTCTAAAAATGCACTTAACAGTGTAGCACACCTCAGAACCTCAGGTAGGATTTTGTTATCTAAAACACTTTCTTCTGGGCCCATTGCTATTGCCGTAGAGATATGCCCACTCCACTCTCCCTTTTCATTAAAGTTTACGGGGCTAAGAATAAGGGCGACCTCATCATTGCCAATGGTGTAGCCCATCATATATCCTTTCTCTCGGTCTTTAATTTAATTACGGTAGCTTTAGTGCATCTACCTTTTTCTAATAACCAATCTAATGGTATAACTCTATGAGACCATTTGAAATTATGTTTCTCACACCAGTTACAGTAACGAGACTTAGCTCCTTTATATAACTTAGCTTGGGCATTGGAAAATACAAAACGTATGTCTAACTCAGGATGTTGTTTCTGAATAGCTAAATGCTTGCGCCTATCTTCATTATCGAACAATCCTTTAGCTTCGCATATGATACCATTGTCTAGTTGGAAGTCAGGTGTGTAAGTACGATACCGGAGATCCTCCCACTGGACCTTCAGTAGTTCGTAACGTACTTCCTTCTGGTGATGTGTTAGATATTCAGCAAGAGTCTCTTCTAAACCACTTCGGTAACGTCTAGAGTTGTGTCTGCGTCTAGCCTTAGTCTTTTTTGCCATCAAATAAGATCTAACTGCTTTTGTTGAATGTCCCATTTTTTATATGATTGTACAGAGTCAATTCTTTTTATCATTTTTTCGGGGCAAACTTCTCGTCCTTTGTTTTTAAAGTTTCTAGCTACGTTAGTGCTATCTGCGGAAGCGAAGGGCCATACATCTCCACACAAAGAAAGACCCCTCATCATATGAACCCAACTTCTGTTTCCTTGTTTTGTCAATGCGTTCCAAGCCTCGTCACATCTTTTAACCCAGGTTTCAGATCGAACTTTCCAATATTGACCAGATGATCCAAAACAAAATCTTGGATAATTGTCTGAAATTTCAAGTAACCAATCTATAGATAAGTTCATGTGCCAAACAGGTGCAGACAAATCTTTACTGTGCGGCCATTCTTTTAACAACTGTTTTTGATCTTTAACTTCTCCTCCTATAATATCGGGAATTACTGCCCAGTGAGGAGGGTATAAATATTGATCAACCCAAGAAATGTAATTTTTATAATTAAATTTTTTTCCTTTTGTGTATGAAGAAAAAGCTCCATTGTCCCACATTACAGACTGTGCATTTCTAAAACACCATTCAGCATTTCTTGGATCAGAATAACTTACACAAAAGTTTCTTCCTGCTAATTTAAATAATTCCAATTTAGGTGTAATTGGAGTCCCGTGGTAGTGAATCATTTTAGATATAACCAAACAAGAATAGCAGCAATCATTTTAGAAACAACCATTACAAAAAACGCTGTCCAACCAAAAAATCCTGCAACAGTCAAAAATACAAAGCTGTCTACAGGAACAGACATTGCAGAAGATAACAAGATTCTATCTCTCATAGATCGTTTTGTTTTTGTATAAACGGCCCAATCAACAGCTTCAGAAATTACAAATGCTAAAGCCGATGCTATGGCAATAAATGGATCTGCCATTATATAACTAAGAATAATTCCAATTAACATTGGTAACCAAACGTAATGTCCGATTTCTTTTTGTGTGTAGTCTCTTAAGATAAAAACGGCTCCAACCAAAAATGTCATTGGAGGTAAGGCTGCACCAAATACAAACCAAGGAGTTAAAGCAGAAAATCCATAGTTTATTACAACAATAGAAACAATATACAAGAAACCATATTTCATTCTTTCTTACCATCTGTCAGACGAGCCTCTAGTTCAGAAATTTGGGCTTTTTTTACTGCGTTAATGCACTGCAATGAATATTTTTTAACGGATACGTTTTTTAAAATAGGAGCTAACTCTTCCTCTATAATCTTCGCAATATCATCTCCAACCTTTATAAGCCCTGCTAAACTTTTTTGTGCGTCTGTCATTTTATCTAAGTCGTATTCAATGTCGTTAATAGTAATCATTTATACTGCCTCTTTTTTATTAATGATCTCTGATGGATCATATTTTTTTACTAACTTCCAATAAGATAACAAACTTTTAAACATATTCAAATGCCTTTCGTTCGTTTCTTTGTCCCACTGGTGTGCTGCTATTAGTTCTGGGTCTCCTCTGTCAACAAATATAGATACCCTGCTTGGGTCTTTGAAGTTGCACCCTGCTGCATATGCCGATAATTGCATACCGTGATCGTCAAATACAAGCTTAGATGCCTTCTTATCTTTTAACCCATCTTTAGTTTTGAAGTCAATAAATATTCCTGTTTTAGAATATAAATCTATCTTGCCTCCGTAACCTAAGTCAGAACAAAAAGAAGCTTCAGCAATCCACTCTTCATTAGGAAAAGTTTCATCCAAGTACTCTCTAATTTTAAGGTAGGGCTTGGTCTCAGTTCCACCTGCAAAACCTTGTTCTATCATTCCATGAATAATAGTACCTCGCTCTGCTGCTTTCCTACCAACCTCTTTAGAATCTTTTTTACAACGATAAGTAAAGGCAGCTAAAGATTCATCCTCCTTTTGCTCCAAAGTTATTGCAGAGTTCAAGGCCTGGTCTATCTTCCAATTCTCTAAGGCTGGCTTTGCTGACATGCCTATTATAGTTGTCACTGAGGGAACGAAGCCATGCTGACGGGCATCTCGAAGAGTAGTATTTCTCTCCTCCCCATTCGCACCTATTATCGTGTAAGTAGCATCCCCATGCTGGTTATACCAGTGCCCAGCTTCACTCAACATCTACAAAGTCTTGAACTAATTCCGCCTGTATATCACTAAGCTGTTCAACATTATTTTCTTTCCATGAATTTAATGTTAAATTGTCAGACCACTCGACCCACTCATTAAACTTTATAAGGTTCTCTATATCTCCGTCAAGATAATCACCTTGCTCTACTTTTTCTATTACCACAGAACTCCATAAAAACCCTGTGTCGTGAATTTTAGAACCTAATGTATATCTACTTTTTAATAAGTTTTCAGCACATTTTGCTTCCAACTCAAGTCTTCTAGCTTTCTTTGCTTTTCTACGAGGGATTTCTTGCTGAGAAAAACCTAACTGATCTGCTGAAGCTTCTTCATTTTTGTTAAAATAAATTTCAATTTCGCTTAAACTCTTTTTATTTTTAACATCAAACAAAAAAGGTATAGGATCTTTATAACCTTTAAGTGAACTTCCAAATTCATCCAACGCCTGCCCATTAAAATCTATTGTTCCAAACAAAAGCCTATGTCTTTTAACGTCAAGGATTCTTTTTTTATAATCTTCTGGCCTATCTTTCCAGTGGTCATCAAAAAAATCAGGACAAACCTCATTAGGTATTCTACCTAAATTAGTGCCTCCCGTAGAATCTTTAAGAACATTTCCAAAAACAGTACCCTTAACCATTACTGACCTATCTGGTTTATTGTTTTCTACATCAAATCGCCCCCACTGCTCCCTAAAAGTAAGAATTCTAATGATTGGATTAATACAATACACCTTAGTTCCGTCATCTTGTGCTAGTTCATACGCTCCAGCAGGAATAACTTCAAGGTTCATGTCCTTGCCTTCAATGTTCTTAACTCCCATAATAGCTTTACTTGTAAGATTTAACCTCGCTAAAGTAGAAGACTTTGATTGTTTGTTAGTGTCACTACCTGATATATTGACAGAAACACCAACCAATTCGGCTAATGTTTTGTTATTTCCTTCTGGAATTATTAGTTCTGAGTTCATCTTTTTACCTTTGTTTTTTAATGTGTGAAAGAGTTACAGTTATACTATGAAACGTCTTTTAAGTCAAGCCAATTAGGGCCAATTTTTGCTTCTAAAAGCATAGGTACATTCATTTTTACGTCATAAGCTTCCTCTATAATTTGACTTAGGTCAATATTTAAATCTGATATGATTTGTAGGACATATTCTTTCTCATGTGGGTGTATATCTAACACCATTGAGTCGTGTACTGAGTTAACTATACATGTCTTCATAGGTTCTAACCTTTTATCTAACTCCAGCAATACAACTGGAACGATATCTCCAGTAGCAAAGCTTTGTACCGGGTAATTCTTTATCATAGTAAAGTGAGAAGGCTGTCCGTTTTTTCTGCGCTCCACATCAGGGAATGCAAACTGTCTGCCTGATGGTGTCGTAATCTTGCCATACCGGATAGCTTCGTTACCTAGTTTTTTGTGCCATTTAGCTACGCCCTCATACTTTTCATTAAAATGTTTGTAGTATGCAGCTTCAGCTTTGCTCTTGCCAAACCCACTTGCCCCGAACAGGGGAGCAAATGTCGATCCCTTTGCCTCTTGACGGGTAGTCTTCTGACCTGCATCCGTAATAACTTTAGCGGTATAAGCGTGTACATCAAACCCTGTATTGATTTCTTCCATTGCCGTCTTATCCTGTGCTAAATAGGCAGCAACACGGAATTCTAACTGTGCAAAGTCAGCCTCCAATATGTAACCGCCCTGCCAGCGAGACACAAATACACGCTTCACTGGAAATGTCCCACCACGGGGCATATTTTGCATATTAGGGTTACGTCCTGAAAACCGCCCAGTAGATGTTATGTGTTGTGTCAGACCTACATGTAAGAACCCATCTTCTTTAGTGTAGTTAGCTATCCCTTCAACAAACGATGATAGGTATGTTGAAACAGCAGATAGTCTTTGTATATCTTCTAAAAACTGGATAGCTGGAGCCATACCCCGTGTCTTAGCTGTAGATATAAGAATATCTAGATTGCCTTTACTGGTGCTAAAACCATTGTTACTAACCCAGGTCTTGTTGGGGGGATTAAACATAAGTCCAGCAGTTCTATTGGTCGGCTTAAGCTGGTATCCTCTAGACAAACAATCTGCACATCTGCTTGGGTTCTTAAAGTTCGAGCCATCCTTTTTCTTTTTGTAGTGGCTACCTTCCCCGTTACATGTAGGACAACTAGATGCTACTGTTCTGTTAAGCATTCGGCTGTTAGCTGCAACGGCATCCTTAAATTCTTGTGGGGTACGAGTAAATGAGAATAAGTCTACCCATTCTTTTTTGTCTATCACAGCACGAGAAAATATAACCTGGGAGACTTGTTCTGGACTGTTAAGATTGACAGGAGTATCTCCCATTAGCTCTCGTATTTGGTTAAACAATCTCTTCTCTATATCAGCTTTCTCTTGCTTGAATAGTTCCCTTACTTCTCGAAGGGATCGTCTATCCAC